TATAAGAAAATCATTTCGCGGTATTACAAACAAAAGCGCTGATAAATTAGGGCGAGAGATTCGGGATGGATTATTGGCAGGCGATACAACCCAACAGATCAGAAGGCGTTTGATCGGTGAATTGCGTTTTAATTCAAAAGGTAGTGTCAGGCAAATAGCAATGGCAGGCGGAGCCGCAACTAAAGCATCAAACTATCAAATTATGACCCTTGTTCGTACTTCTTTGAATCAAGTAAGTAATGTCGCATCACAACAAGTTTATAAAGCAAATCCAGACGCTACAAAAAAATATCGTTATCTTGCAACCTTGGACACTAGAACAAGTTCACGTTGTCGTTTGTTAGATCAAAAAGTCTTTGAATATGGAAAAGGGCCGGAGCCGCCACAGCATTTCAATTGTCGATCAAGAACAGTTGCCGAAATAGATTATGACAATTTAAGCCGTGTTTTTGGTCGTAAGATTGAAGCGCCCAGACGTAGAGGATTCAGGCCGTCAGAGAGCGGTTTAGTACCCGCAGGCGAGAGCTACGGAACTTGGCTTTCTAAACAATCGACTTCAATTAAAGCAAAAGCACTCGGAGAAAAAAAAGTAAGATTCTTTGATAAATTGTCAAAAAAATATGGCGGTGATCAGGCAATAAGAAAATTTGTTTCTGTTGATGGGTCAGAAAAAAGTCTTGCTCAGTTACAAGCGGCCTATGGAAAAAATGCAGATAAAATTAAAATTATTCCTGATGTTGTAAAAGAAAGAAAAGGCGCGGAACTTTCTTGGCAAAGATATTCAAACGGATCGCTTGCAGAAAAAGCGGAGCCGTCAAACCTTACGAAGTGGACGCCAGAACGTCAGGAATTACATCGAAATATTATTGAAGATGTTATTGCAGAGAATAATCCGAAAGCGCAGAAGAACCCGATTTTCTTTATGACAGGCGGCGGGTCGGCTTCTGGTAAATCAATCATGTTGAAGAAATCACCGCTGCCAAAAGGAACAGTAATTATTGATGCTGATGAAATCAAGAAACGATTACCAGAATTTAATGCGATGAAGGCGAAGGGCGGAAAGATTGCAGAAAACGCCGCCAACTATGTTCACGAAGAATCAAGTTGGATTTCTAAATTGATTCAAAGAGAATCAGCGCAGCGAAGGTATCACACAATGCTTGACGGGACAGGCGATGGAAGTGTTGAGAGTTTGACGAAGAAAATTAAAATGATGACAGACCGTGGCATGACAGTTCGGGCGAAGTATGCGACAGCTGAGATTGCAACAGCACTTGAAAGAAATTATCAAAGATATATAAAAACAGGTCGTAGAGTTTTACCTGAATATGTTCGCAATGTTCACAGGAAAGTATCTGAAATTGTACCTGAAGCGATTAGGAAAGGCGTATTTGATGACTTTGAACTTTACGACATGAATAAGGCAGGCGAAGCAATCAAGGTTGCTACGTTTACGAAGAAGGACGGATTAAAAATATTAGACAATAATCTTTATGGTAATTTCTTGGCGAAAGCGGATCAACCCGACAGCCTGTTCACAAAATGGATGGATAAATAAAAAGCCCCCGAAGGGGCGTTGTTCAAAGAACTATATGAAAAGCATTAACAAAATTACAAGTTCTTCCGTTTTCGTTAGTCATGCGACATGAATCGGCATCGTAATTCCATTTTTCTGTTCCAGTAACGTCATACACGGAAGCTCTAAAAATAGTTTCTTTAGGAAACTTATAGGTACGCCCCCAAGTGCGTTTGGCTTCTTTTGCGGCTCTTGTAGCAATAATAATTGGTTGCTCAGTACCGCTTGCATAAGATGTTCCGTGGCCTGCATGGACAATTGCAACAACAAGTTTTGTTGCTTTTTTTTCTTCGACTTTTTGCGTCATAAGAATTTCTCCTTTTTGTTTAATTTGTTTAAATTTTCAAGTTGCCGAGGAACTTGTCCTCAATTCTATTATAATACAATTAAATAGATTTGTCAAGTATCACGAATTTCTTGACAGGTAAAACAATTATGATATAATTAATTTGTACACAAACAAATCAAACCAACATGACCGATTCATTTCAATTTTTATCAAAGCTGCTTGGAATGACAAACAGCACTAATAAACATGAAAAGGCTGTAGCCCAGACAAAACTTGAAGAACAGCTTCGCAAGTATGGAGTCACAAAAGATCAACTTGAAAAAAGAGTAAAGGAAGGCTTTGAAGATCCAACTTTAAAAGAAGCTATTAATTGGACTTGGAAAGACGCAAAAGGATTTGAACATTTCACAAGAGTCAAACCACATGAACAAATTATTGTTTCAGCTTGCGTTAACTTTTTTAATGGTCGTTTAGTTATCGGCAATTCTTACAAAGGAAAATGCTTTGACATTTTTGCGACTAAAGGAAACAAGATTCAGATTGATCTTTATGCTGAATATTTAATTGAAGCGTGTGAACGCGCTTTGAAAGAAGAACGCAAAGGTGTTCGCGGTGGATTCGATGCAACTTTCAATTCTAGTTTCAGAAAAGGTTGGGCTTGGAAAATTCAAAGCCGCTTGGGTGAAATGAAACAAACAGAAGAAAAAGAAGGCCGCCGTGAAGTTCGCGAAGGTAAAAGGGTTAATCTTAGCGCTTTAAAAGTTCGCGGAAAGAATGAGATCGAAGATTCAAAATCACTTGCGTTAAGGGATGAAAAATATCCCAGCCTTGGAAAGGGTCGCGGTTTTACACAAGGCGGTTCAGGATCACGCGCAGGCTATTCAGCAGGCGGCAGGGCAGGGCTTGGCCGACAGGTTGCAAGCGGAAGACAAAAGAAGTTATCAGGATCTTGATAATATCGCCCCCAGAAATGGGGGTTTTCTTTTAGGGGTTGACACTTTTATTTAATTCTATTATAATTAATTTGTACGAAACAAAACAAACCAATGAAAAACGCTCAAAGATTCCAAAGATTCCAAAGATGGGAAAAAATGATTGCTGCAAAAACCGCTGATGCAAAACGTCAGGCATGGTTGAAAGAGATAGAGGAGGTTGCGTAATGTTCAGACCTTATACAGTTCCCGCCGATCACAAAGACTTTCAGGTCGGCGATCAGGCGCATATCACTCTTTACACCGATACAAACCCTTACACGGTTATTGAAAGAAAGGGCAAGCGCATCAAGTTACAGGAAGCAAACGCAACTCTTGACCCGACTTGGAAACCAGAAATGATTGCAGGCGGATTCGCAGGCCATTGCACAAACAACAGGGAGCAAAGATGGATTATTACAGCAAACCCTGATGGCGGGATTACTGAAGGTTATCTTGGAAACGATAACGAATGGTATGAAAAAGGAAGCGACAGACGAACAACAATTGACCAAGGTTACGTCAAGTTTCACGATTACAATTTCTAGGGGGTTGACACCCTCTTCATTATTTACAGGAGATTCCAATGACTACAAACTTAATTAATACGCGCCTTATTATTGAGGGCAACGAAATTAATCGTACTTGCTTAGATAAGCTAAAAATTTCTTACAAAGAAGTTAGAAGCGAAAGAAACAATAGCGTATGGTTTCAATTATTTTTTAAACATGATCAAAGTTATAACGAAACACTTGCAAAATTAAATCGTTGGCAAGTGCAAACTTATCTTGATTCTTTAATTGAAAAATAAAAAAATATAGAGGGTTGACACCCTCTATTAATTATATTATAATTAAAGAGTAAGAAACAAACCAATCAAACCAATGTTCAAAATCGCAACTCTTGACCAAATCGCAAACGGCATCATCGACAGAGCAATCCTCGGCGAGACATTTACAAGAACTCAAATCGTTGAAAAAGTTACTTTCAACTGCTACGCCCCACACGTTGCACAAATCGTTGCTGATGAAGTAATGGTTGAACTAAGAAAGATTTAATTCTTTCTTGTTCGCCCCTTGGGGTTGACAAAGTAAATCAATCCTATTATAATTAAATTGTTCTAAACCAATCAAACAAATGACAACTTTAACAACTCAAACTGAACAAGTTCAAAAGTACGCGGAACAGCTTTGCGAAACTCTTACAGACGCAAGGGCGGGATGGATGAAAAGCATCCGTTTTGATAAAGAAGACGGAAATTACAGCGATCGTTATTTAGATCAAGATGGCAACTACAAACCAGAAGATCATCCTGATTACTTTACTTTCATAATCGGCAAAAGATATTTGAAAGTTGTTGTTATGGAATACAAAGACGATGCACAATACGGCAGAATCAACGCCGCCCCTGCGGGTTACGTTGCCGCAAGTGTTCACGCTTTCATCGACAAGAAGACAGGCGATGTTTTCAAGGCCGCCGCTTGGAGCGCCCCTGCAAAAGGCGTAAGATATAACATTCTTACTCAGACTGAAACAGTTTTAAAACGTGCAGGCAATGACGGAGGGTTCGGCGGTTACTTATACCGCTAAACCTCACAGCCCCGAAAGGGGCTTTTTGCTAGGTACAAACATAAACAAAGAAAATTACAAGCACCTCTCAGGCCATTCTGGGAGGTCTTTTTTATGGAAATTCAGGCGTAAATTCAATAACTGTATTTTTTATACCTTTTTCTTTCGCAATCTTTCTTGTCCTTTTTACAGAAGCAACGATCTCTTGTCTAAACTTCTTTTCTTCGCCTGTTTCATTTTCTTTTACTACCTTCCCGCCAACAACTTCATTCATTATTGTTTGCATCTTTTTAGCTGTTAACAATGCCTTTTACCTCAATCAAGGTTATTCTAGTATATATAGAGTTTTTTTTAAAGCTATGCCAAAGGGAACAGGTTACGGCTCACCAATGAAGCCCAAAAAGAAGAAAAAGAAAGGAGGTAAAAAATAATGGCAAAAGGATTATTTGAAAAATTGAACGATATGAAAAGTTCAGCGGCAAAACCAAAGGAAAAAAAGTCTAAGCCAAAACCAGAAAAAGAATAATGGCTCCTAGACGCTTCCGCAAAGTTGCCAAGGATAAAAAAACAGGTGTCCCGAAAAAATATCTTGCAGGGGCAAAAAATAAAGCTGCAAAAGCGGCAGAAATTAAAAGAACTTCTGAAGCATACAAACGCGGCGAATTTATCGACATCAAAGCTGTTCAAAAATCAAGGGTTAAACAAGAT